CAGATCGCCGCCGAGCAGCTCGACGCGGCTATGACCCGTGAGCTTGAGGACGGTGCGCGCATCATTGCCGGTGTGGAGTTCAATGCCACTGGGCGGCGCGTTGCATACTGGATATTCCCTGATGCCCCGGACCTGCCATTCATGACGGCCCTGACGCCCGTGCGCGTCCCTGCCGCTGACGTAATCCACCTGTTTGAACGCCAATTCGCGGGACAGGTGCGCGGCATCAGCTGGTTTGCCCCGGTCTTGCTGCGCCTCGCCGATATCGACAAGGCCGAGGATGCGCAGCTGGTTCGCCAGCAGATCGGCGCGATGCTCGCCGGGTTCATCATGGATCAAGAGGGCGGCGCAGCTGGTTTCGAGGGTCAACAGGATAACGGCGAACTCGAAGGCGGGCTTGAACCCGGAACGCTGAAGGTGCTTCGCCCCGGACAAGACGTGAAGTTCAGCGACCCGCCAACTATCGGGGCCGAGGCGCTGGACTTCATTCGTATCCAGTTGCGCGGTGTCGCGGCTGGCCTTGGCGTCACCTATGAACAGCTGACCGGGGATTATTCCTCTACCAACTATTCCAGCGCCCGCGCGGCGCTGATCGAGTTCAGGCGGCGCATTGAGGCGGTGCAGCACAACACCGTTGTTTTCCAGTTTTGCCGCCCTGTCTGGCGTCGATGGGCAACCCTCGAAATCCTGTCCGGGCGGCTCGATGCACCGGGTTTCGAGGCGGACCCCGAGCTGTATCTCACGCCACGCTGGATCACACCCGGATGGGCATGGGTGGATCCGCAAAAAGAAATCGCCGCGCAGCGTGACGCGGTAGATGCCGGGTTCATGTCCCGCCGCGAGGTTGTCGCCGGTCGTGGTCTGGATATCGAAGCGCTCGATGCCGAACGCGCAGCGGACAATGCCCGCGTACCACAACCTTCAGCCGAGGATGCCGCATGAGCTGCGCCAGAGAAATTCTACGCGCCTATCGCCGCCGTCGCCGGGGCAGTTATCCCCGTGTCATCGTGGCGCTCGCAGATCGTCAGAAATGGTGCGTCCTGATCCAGTCAAGCGCGGGCGAGGGATTCGACCCGATGAACGGGCGACGTTTCGAATCGCGGGGTGAAGCGCTGGACTTCATATTGGCCGAACAAATCGGCGCTCGCATCGAAACCGAAATTGAGCCACGAATGATGGGAGCGCATGCATCATGACGCATCCCCTTGTCACAAGACGCTCTACCCTTCGCGCCGCAAGTCTGGATCGTGATGCCCGGACTGTAGAGGCGGTGGCGTCCACGGGTGCTGATGTTGCCCGTCAAGATGCCCGTGGCCCGTTCATCGAGCGTCTCGACCTTGCCGCGATCCCGCTTGCGGCGCTCAACGGCATGCCGGTTCTCAACGCGCATCGTCAGGGCAGTATCCGTGATGCTCTTGGTGTCATTGACGCTGCACGGATGGAGGATGGCGCGCTGATCGTCACCATCAGGATTGCCCGTGGTGACGAAGGTGACGCTGCACTGGACCTGATCGAGGACGGCGCATTGCGCGGCGTATCGATCGGTTATCGCGCCGCTCGTGCCAGCGAGAAAAAAGAAGGCGGCGCGCGCATCCGTACAATCTCACCGCAGATCGCGGAAATCTCTCTCGTTCCCGTCCCGGCTGATCCGGGCGCAACTATCAGGAGTCAGACTGTGGAAGACGACGAAATCGAAACCATTGAGCGCCCCGAAGACAGTGACCAGACGCAAACCCGTGCCGACATCAACCGCGAAATCCGTTCCATCGCCAAAGACTTGGGGTTGTCGCAACGCTGGATTGATAATCAGATCGACGCCGAACCTACTACCGATGAAGTGCGAGCATCTGCGTTCGCAGAAATCCGCAAGCGTCCCGGTCCTATTATTCGCAGCACCTCGACGGGCGAACCCGACGCCCCCGGCGCTCTCATCGCCCGACGTGGCGAAGCACTGTATGCCCGTGCGAACCCCGGCCATGAACTGTCCGAACCGGCGCGGCGCTATGCGAATGAAAGCATGGTCGATATCGCTCGCGATTGTCTGCGCCGGAGCGGCGCGACAATCACTGGCCTGTCATCGGGCGAACTGGCGACACGCGCGCTGCACACCACGTCCGATTTTCCGTTGATCCTTGGCGATGCGGTCAACCGGACGCTCCGTGAAGCCTATCGTGCCGCACCGTCCGGCCTTCGGATGGTTGCGCGCCAGACCACGGCGCGCGATTTCCGAGCGAAACACCGCGTCCAGCTGGGCGAGGCTCCGACGCTGGAAAAAGTGTCCGAAAGTGGCGAGTACACGCGCGGCACAATGGCAGAAGCACGGGAAACCTACAGCCTCGATACCTTTGGGCGCATCATTGGTATCTCACGTCAAGCGATCATCAACGATGACCTTGGCGCATTCGCGAATCTATCCGGTCGCATCGGTGCCGCCGCCGCGTCCTTCGAAGCGATGCAGCTGGTCAAGCTGATCGAAGCGAACGGCGCAATGTCCGATGGTATTGCATTGTTCCATGGCGATCACGGGAACCTTGCTGACTCCGGTGCCGCTCTCAATGAGACCACCTTGAGCGCCGCCCGTCTCGCAATGCGAAAGCAGACCGGCTTGAGCGGCGACATGATCGACGTGACGCCCCGCTATCTGGTCGTTCCGCCCGACCTCGAAACCACCGCTGAAAAACTGCTCTCCACTGTTCAGGCGGCAAAGACGGATGACGTAAACCCGTTCGCACGTCTGACGTTGATCGTGGAGCCGCGTCTGACCAGTGAAACCCGCTGGTATGTCGCCGCAGACCCCGCGACCGTGGACGGGCTGGAATACGCCTACCTCGAAGGCGCACCTGGCCCCCAGACCGAAACCCGGCAAGGCTTCGAAGTCGATGGTGTCGAAGTAAAGGTACGCCTCGATTTCGGCGCAGGCTTCGTGGACTGGCGCGGTTTCTATCGCAACGATGGGGCGTAATTGATGGCTCGAAAGGACGAGGAATCTAAAGCGCCCCTGCAAACACAGAACCAGCATGAAACATGGTTCCCAGATCAAAGCGAGGTCACTGTCATGGCAAAGTCTGGAACGACAGCCCGAGGCAAGATGCTTGTGAAATTTCATGTTGGTAGCGGGGCTTAATTGATGCCGCGCACTCTGGAACAGTTGGAAGCGATGCGCGATGCCCTTGAAGATGCACGCTTCGCCGGAGTGCGGCAGCTATCCCATCAGGGCAAGACTGTAACTTACACCAGCGACTCCGAGATGGCCGCTGCATTGCGCGCCATCGAACGCAAGATCGCCGCCTTGAAGCGTCCCACCATCTCGACTGTTCGCTTCTCAACCTCGAAAGGACTTTGACCGTGAAAAACTTCATCCAGACGGGCGACAGCATCACCATTCCAGCCCCTGTGACCGTCACAAGCGGCACAGGCGTCCAAATCGGCGCATTGTTCGGTATCGCCGCCACTGATGCCCCGAACGGCACTGACGTGGCCATCGCTACGCGCGGTGTCTTTGAATTGCCCAAGGAAGCTACCACCGACACTTTCGAAGTTGGCGATGCCGTGGAATGGGATGATGTGAATGATCGCGTGACCGCGCTCGCCAGCGGCGCGCAGATCGGCGTGGCCGTCACTGCCGCAACAGCGACCGCATCGACGGTTCGTGTTATTCTGAAAGGGTAATACTATGCCGAAACTCGACGTTCTCCCCTCCTCCCTGCCGCCACGGGGGCTATCACGTCCGCAGGCGGCGGCGGTTGTGGGTGTGAGCGTCGGAACATTCGATGTAATGGTGGATGACGGTCGAATGCCAAAACCAAAGTTGATCGGGACAAGAAAGCTATGGGATCGCGTTCGCGTCGAAGAAGCATTCACTGAACTGCCTGAGGAGGGTGGCGGACATGATAACCCATGTGATGCACTGTTCGGATGAAGCGCAATAATCCATATCCCGGCATCACGCGTGCCACTGACCGCCACGGAAAGCTCCGCTGGCGGTTTCGGCGCAAGGGGATCGATTGCTACATTATCGGAGAATACGGTTCCGAAGAATTTACGCGTCAGTATGAGGCGGCGTGTTCTGGCCGCCGCCCTGATGGAAAAGACGACAAGCTAGCTCGAATAAATCCAGCAACTTTTCGCTGGTTGATACAAAGTTATCGACAGTCCCCAAAATTTCGTAACTTGCGACCAGTGACAAAGCGTCATCAGAACTACGACTTTGAATGGATACTGCAATATATTGCTGATTTGCCCTTTACGCGCTTTGAACTCCGCCATGTGGAATGGCTGATGGCGAAGAAAGAAAACGCCCCATCCGCAGCCAATAACATTCGAAAGCGAATGGTCGCGCTGTTCAATTACGCAATTCGATTGGAGCTGATGAAAGCGAACCCGGCTCGCCTTTCAGAAAAACATCAGGAAAGTCCTGACGGGCATTACACTTGGACTGATGCAGACATTGAGCGGTTCCGTGCAGCCTATCCATCAGGCACGCGAGAACGGCTTGCAATCGAGCTGGCGTTGAACACAGGCGCAGCTCGACAAGACTTGTCCCGGCTTGGATGGCAGAACATCCAAGATGGTCGGATAGCGTATCGACGCGGCAAAACCGACCAAAGCACGACTCTGCCAATTATACCGGAGCTAACGGAAGAATTGGCCCATGTGCCAACAGACCAGATGCTTTTCATTCTCGACAGCAAGGGCCACCCGTACACACCAGAGGGCTTGTCGCAATGGTTTACGGGGCGGGTTCGAGATGCTGGTGTTGCAAAAGGCTCTCTGCATGGCCTTCGAAAGGCGGGTGCCACTCGCTTGGCAAATGCAGGTGCGACTGAAAACGAGATCGCCGCGTACCTCGCACATCGCAGTACCCGGCAAGCCACCACCTATACCAAGAAGGCGGATAAGAACCGCCTCACCGACTCCGCTTTCGCCAAACTTCAAGGAACAAATAAGGTGCATATTTTGTCCAACCTACCCAAAAAGTTGGACAAATAAAGAGATAGGATATTGAAAAGCATGACGTTTTCAGATCGGGGTGTATTCCCCACTGGAACACGGTCACCGTCTTCAACGCCCCGACCGTCACATGGGCCACCAAGACCCTCATCGCCGGTGATCTGGTCCAGACTCGCGGACGCCTCCGGAACGGCTCCTACGAGAAAGACGGGCGCACGATCTACACCACCGATCTCATCGCGACCGAACTCACCAAGCTGGCATCCGCGCCTGCGAAGAAGAAAGCGGACGAAGAACAGAAAGCCGCCTGACGCGCCACCGGGCGGCAGACACTGCCGCCCGATCCGCTCTTACCAGATCGCAGAGGAATTTTCCCATGACACCCTATGACCAGATCGAACTCTTCGGCCTTACCGAAACCGATGCCGACCTGCCTTTCCCCGATGACGATGCCCTGCGCAGCGGCG